ATTGGCAACCCAAGCTACCAGTTCTCAAAGTATTTTGAGTCAGGTCATGTTGCTCGTGCACGTAAGACTTTGTATCGCAATGCTATTGCTGTTACAATGAATGCCTAATCGTATAGGTATAAGTCATTACTGAAATGGGGGGCGAAAGCCCCTCATTTTCATTTGACATTGCATAAGTAACATTATATAATACTCTCATATGTCAGGAGAACCCAAATGGTCAAAGTAATAGTAGCAAGTGTAAAACACGAGGCATCAGACTTTCTAGGAAAGTTTTTAGAAGACTCTCATTATGATACTTTAATTACAGAAGATACTGACTGTTATATAGATGAAGCGGATGACGAGCGTAAAATCGCATTTAAATTCCGTAAGAATTTCTTTACAAAAGAAGAACAAGAACAAGCTTATCTCGGTTTAAGAGAAGCTGCAACCCAATCTCAAAATAGAGGATTAGCTGCTGGACCCCGTGGTGAAAAACAAGGTCAACGTGATTGGGCAACTGTTGAGCAATTAGATATTATTGATTATGTTTCTAAAATTGATGAAGATTCACCATTTGTAGATTTAGAAAGTGATATTGAGACTGTAAAAGCTAAAGCAAGAAATAAAACAGATAATCGCGGATTAGTTTGGTTGGCTTTAGAAATACAAAAACACAATTTCAGTTTCGATAAATGGTTGAAAAGTCTCAATACCAAAACTCTAAAAGAAGCTAAAGAAGAAGCTATCTGGATTCGTCAAGACCTTATCTCGGATACAACTTATGCTAATGCTGTTTATTCTGGCATTGCTGGTTGGTTTGACCGTTATCCTCGCATTCCTTATGGTCGTGCTACTTCATATACCCAACGTCATTTTGATAAGTTTCAATTAGCATTCCCATTCTTACAATCATTAAATCGTGGTTTTAAAGAATTGTTGCCATGGAGATATGGCAATCAAAGAGCTGCCGCTGATAAAATTGATCCTAGATTTTTAGTTCCTGATACTGTATTTACTACAATTACTGTGAATAAAAACTTCAGAACAGCCGCTCACTTTGACGCTGGTGATTTCTCTGATGGTTTAAGCAATTTACTTGTTCTTTCTAACGGTAAAGCATTTAGCGGTGGTTATTTGGTATTCCCTGAATATGGTGTTGCTGTAGATGTTCGTCCAGGTGATTTGCTTCTGGTTAATAATCATGAAGTGATGCATGGTAACACTCCTATTGTGTTAGATGATCCTGATGCTGAAAGAATTAGTCTTGTTTGTTATCTGAGAGAAAAGATGTTAGAGCTTGGCTCTTATGAATATGAAACTCTTAGATTCGAATTTGTAGAATCTCGCCGTAAGAATCCTGAACATCCACTACAAAGAAAGTTATGGAATGGTATCAGCGAAGGCATGTGGACTTCTAAGGAATGGTACGACTATCTTGAAGCCAATGGTGGTAAAGAAATGTTGGATAAATATCATCCAGAAGTAAATGAAATTGAAAGTTCCCTTGAAAGCTTATTTGGATAATCTATGAAAATATTGACTGTTGTTCATGACTTTAATAATTTTGGCGGCATTATTGCTCACACAGAACAGCTGATGGCAGGATTTAAACATCTTGGCCATCGAGCTGATTTTGTATATCTTCGTTCCACCAAATCTGGTGGAACAATGTCATCTAAACTGGATGAAGGATATGAAATTGGTGAAGGAACTGGCGTTCCAGTACATCAAGGTAAAGGCTGGCGTACAGACTATCTCTCATTCATAAATGATGATGATGTGAATAAGTTTGTAGAAAAAGCAAACCAATATGATCTTGTCATTTGGGAGTCTATTTTTGGTTTTAAGAATCAAGAAAGTGAAGGTAAGACATCTTGGCTTAAGATGATTACTGATGTGAAAGCCAAACAAATTGTTATCGTTCACGATGGTAATCTAAGGAAGAATTATCCTTGGATTCATAACATTAAAAAACATATCACTGGATTAGCATGCGTACATCCGAGCGCATATAATCAAGCAGCTGCTATGGAGATTCCTAGAGCGCTGATTCTAAATCCTCAAAAGATTGTAAAGAAAAAAACAAAGAGTTTCTCAGAGCGAGAAAACACTATCCTCTCAATCCAAACATTCAAACGTTGGAAACGTGTAGATGATCTAGTTGCCGCTGTTCCTTACATTAATGGTAAAGTTATTGTCGGTGGCGATGGTATTGAGCGTGCATACATGGCTTCCGTTGATAAGTGTAAAGATGAATATTATTGCACCAAAGAGCGCGATTCTCATGCTACACCTGATAGAATTGGTAAACGTATTTGGGAAAATGCGCTGAATACTAATATGGAATATATTGGTTTCATTACAGAAGCTAAACGCGACGAATACTTACAAGATGTAAAGTTTCTTGTAGATCCTTCTTGGTCTAAAACTTATGGTGAACATTTCAATCGTGTAATCGTTGACGCTATGAAGCAAGGTGTTGTTCCTATTGCTCGTAATCTTGGCGTTTCAACCAATGAAGACGGTATTGGCATGTTCAAACCTAACGAAAACTATCTTATGATCCCATGGGACGCCACACCAAAACAATTTGGTGATATGGTCAATCAGTATCTAAATATGGACCCTAAACAATACGATAAGATCGTTGAAAATAATTGGAAGTTTATTGAAAGATTTGAACGCAGTTTGATTGCTGAACAATATGTTGAATTGTCTGACGGTGTGGACTGGCTAACAATTGAAACTGGTAAGTATGATAGCAAACTAGATAATACAATTGATAGTGTTTGGTGTGATCATTTCGGTTTTACTGAAAAGCTAAACTCATCTAGCAGTCTAGAGTTTTTATTCTCATGACTATATAGAATGTGGGTTATGTTTTTTTTATTTTTATTTTTGAGGTGTTAAATGCAATTGCAAATTTCTGTAGAAGAACTTAGAAAAAATAAATTATTTGTTGCTACTCCAATGTATGGTGGTAATTGTTTGGGAATGTATGCAAAATCTTGCCTTGATCTTCAAGGTCTTTGCATGCAATATGGCATTGAAGTTCGTTTCTCATTCATTTTCAATGAATCATTAATTACTCGTGCTCGTAACTATCTTGTTGACGAATTCCTTCGTTCAGGATTTACACACATGTTGTTTATCGATTCTGACATTCACTTTGACCCACGTGATGTTATTGCTTTATTAGCACTTAATAAAGATGTTATTGGTGGACCATATCCTAAGAAGTCTATTAAATGGCCAGCCATTATGCAAGCGATGAAGCGCAATGATGAAATGAGAAAAACCAATCCTCAAATTCCAGAATTAACTCCAGCTGAACTTGAAAAGTGTGCTGGTGACTATGTGTTCAATGCTGTTGCTGGAACTGGACAGTTTAACGTTGGTGAGCCATTACAGGTTATGGAGATTGGTACTGGCTTTATGATGGTCAAGCGTGATGTGTTTGAACGATTCCAGAAACAATATCCAGAGTTCCACTATAAGCCAGACCATGTTGGTCAAGCAAACTTTGACGGCACTCGTTACATTCATGCGTTCTTTGATACAGTTATCGACACTAAACGTACAATTACCATTCAACAAGACTACGGCACTATGAAAGCTGGTGATATTATCGAAGTTGGTGGATCAGATCGTTACTTGTCTGAGGACTATATGTTCTGTCAATTGTATCGTAACATGGGTGGCGAAATCTGGTTATGTCCATGGATGAAGACTCACCACGTTGGAACTTATGCGTTCCATGGTGATATGTCTGCTGTAGCCAATTACGTTGGAACTCTCTAATGATTATTGGATTGGTTGGTCTAATCGGCGCAGGTAAAGGTACTGTCGCCGATATCCTAGTAGATAAACACGGATTCATTAAAGAAAGCTTCGCTAACAGCGTCAAAGATTCTGTTAGCGTTGTCTTTGGTTGGGATCGTGAAATGCTAGAAGGTGCTACTTCTGAATCTAGAGAATGGCGCGAAAAACCTGATAAATTCTGGTCAGAGAAATTCGGTAAAGAGTTCTCACCAAGAATGGCACTCCAACTGATGGGAACTGAAGCAGGTCGAGATGTATTTCATCCTGACTTGTGGATCTTTACAGCTTTGCGTAGAATGCAACCAGATAAAAATTATGTTCTCGCTGATGTAAGATTCCCTAATGAAATACAACGCATTCGCGAAGCTGGTGGTAAGATTGTATGGGTTCGCCGTGGACCACTGCCTGAATGGTATTTGACTGCTAGAGATAATTCAGAAATGATGAGTACTGCTTACCCAGATGTACATTATAGCGAATGGGCTTGGATTGGTCAAGAGATAGATATTGTTATTGAAAACAATAAAACTTTGAATGACTTACAAGATAAAGTTAATTTGCTTTTATGATTGAATTGGTATATAATATTGTTTCGTTTGATAATGGAGAATTAGGATGAAATTGAGTGAAAATACTTTGAATGTTTTGAAAAACTTTGCTTCCCTAAATCAAGGGATTGTTATTAGACCTGGAAATGTTTTAAGAACTGTTTCTGAAAACAAGGCAGTTCTAGCTGAAGCAACCGTTGAGGAATCATTCCCAAATGAGCTTGGAATTTATGATTTACATAAACTCTTGAGCGTTGTTTCTAGCAATAAATCTTCTCCCGATATTTCTTTTGAGAAAGAATATCTTTCTTTCACTTCTGTTGGTAAGATTAGAATTCGTTACAGCGATATTAGTCATATTCTCGCACCACCAAAGAAGAGCATTGAACTTCCTTCTGTAGATGTAAGTTTAGATTTTACTTCTGAAATTCAAAACTGGATTTTTAGCACCGCCTCAATTCTTAAAGCACCAAACATCGTTGTTAAGTGCAATGGTGAGGGTGAAGATATTAACATTCTAGCTATGGATGTTAAAGGTGAAATCGTTGACGACGCTTCTGTTAAAGTCAATGGTGAATCTGATACAGCTTTCCAAGCCGTCTTTAAAGTTGAAAACTTGAAGATTCTTCCAGGTGCATATAAAGTTGAAATCTCTTCATCTGGTGTCAGTAAGTTTACAAATGAATCTAAGAACGTATCTTACTGGATTGCTATTGAGAAAGGTTCTTCTAAATTCGGGAAGTAATCAATGATTATTGATTCTTTTATGTTCTTCAATGAGTTTGATATTCTTGAAGGACGTTTAGAGTATTTGTATGATGTAGTCGATCGGTTCGTGATTGTAGAATCCAACCGATCACATACATGCAAACCTAAACCTTTATACTTCAAACAAAATCAAGCCAGATATAAAAAGTATATGGATAAAATTGTTCATGTTGTTTATAAGAACATGAATACATCTACACCTAATGCTTGGATTCATGAGAACGCTCAACGCAATTATATGCTTGAGGGTTTGAATGATTGTCCAGATGATGCTTGGGTTATGATTGGTGATGTTGATGAGATCCCAGATAAAAAGAAACTGGTCTCAATACTGAAAATTATAACCACTGACAAGCAATATGGAACAACTGAGAGGTTTTCTTTTCAGCAAAGAATGTTCTATTATAACTTCAATCAATTTAATTCTATCTGGTGGCGTGGTACTCAATTAGCTAAGAATAGATTAGTTAAAGAAATGATGCCTCAATTTGTTAGAGATCGCAGAACAGATAAAGATCTCTTAGTGATAAATGATTCTGGTTGGCACTTGACATATTGGGGTCAGCCTGAGACAATTAGATACAAGATTGAAAACTTTGCCCATCAAGAATATAATGATGAGCAATATAAAAGTCTTGATCATATTCAAGAAAGTATAAAGAAGGGTAAAGATCTTTTTGATCGTAGTGAATGGGGAACTCTCGTAAAGTGCGATCGAAGATCATTAGATGATGATATGTTAAAAGTATTTGGTAAATATGAGGTGAACGTATGATTCAGAGTTATTCCCCAACGCAATTAAAAGAAATCAAAGGTAAGTTTGACGAGATCAGTGCATCTTACACTCGCGTTTCTGCTGAGAAAGATTTAGTAAAAGAAATCTTCAATGATCTTAAAGATCAATATGAGCTTCCGCCTAAGATTGCTCGTAAGTTAGCTAAAGCATATCACAAACGCAATCTTGCTGAAGTTCGTGCTGAGCATGAGGAATTTGAGGAAACTTACGAAACTGTATTTGAAAAACAGCCGTAAATGACGCTTGACCAATTACCTGTAAATAGAACTGCGATCATCACCAAATGTGACAATGTAAGATTCGGAGATTTTGGTTGCGCTTGTGGTCAAGAAATTCGAGTAATAGCAAAAGCCCCATTTGGTGGACCGATCGCTTTTCGTGTTAATAGTGATACGTTTGCTTTTAAAATTGAAGAAGCAAAACAAATTGAAGTGGAGATATTATGATAGATGATGTGAATGTCCTCTGGTGCGAAAAATACCGTCCAAAGACAATTGATGAATGTGTTCTTCCTGATCGTCTAAAGAAACCGTTTCAGGAATATGTAAACAAAAAAGAAATCCCCAATATGATTCTTTCTGGCACTGCAGGTGTCGGTAAGACTACCGTTGCGCGAGCAATGTGTGAAGAGGTTGGTGCTGATTATATTATGATCAACGGATCAGATGAATCAGGTATTGATGTTCTTAGAACAAAGATTAAAGGATATGCCTCATCAGTTTCTTTAATGGGTGGTCGCAAGGTTGTTATTATCGATGAGGCTGATTATCTAAATCCTAATTCTACTCAGCCAGCTTTCCGTGGAGTTATCGAAGAGTTTGCAAGTAATTGTTCATTTATCTTTACTTGTAATTACAAAAACAGAATCATCGCTCCATTGCATAGTCGTTGTACTGTAATTGACTTTAGATTACAGAACGGTGAAAAGGCAAAGATGGCTTCTGCTTTTATGAAGCGCATCGATACAGTTCTTAAAAACGAAAAAGTTGAATTTGATCCTAAAGTTTTGGCTGAGGTTATAACCAAACACTTCCCAGATTATCGCCGAGTCTTGAATGAACTTCAGCGTTATTCTTCTTTTGGAAAGATTGATGTTGGTATTCTTTCAGCTGACGCTAATCTTAAGATTAAAGATTTGCTTGGTTGGATCAAAGATAAAAACTTCAACGAAGTCCGTAAGTGGGTTTCTAACAACTCCGATAATGATCCTAATTTAATCTATCGCGAGATCTACGATAATCTATACGAAGTCTTGAAGAAAGATTCTATCCCAGCTGCTGTAATGTTATTGGCGAAGTATCAATACCAAGCCGCATTCTGTGCAGATCAGGAAATCAATCTTTTGGCTTTCTTAACTGAATTTATGATTGAGTGTGAAGTCAATGCCTGATTTATTTAAAGAAATAATCCCAAGCATTCTCCAAACTAAAGTTTTAGTGATTACGGACGATGACTCGGCTAAAGATTATCAACCTTTTGTTGTAAACAAAGCTCTATCTCATCATCCAGATACTATAATGCAAGCAAATAGAATGAATATGTCATATCATTTGCACAAGAAAGCGCAATACGACTATCTTATAAATAGTGTTAGAGGAAAGAAAAGACCATTTACTAAATGGCACAAAGCCTCTGATACGAATGATTTGGAAGCAGTTAAGTTATTTTTTGGCTATTCTACTAGACATGCAAGAGAAGCACTTAAATTATTAACTGATAAACAAATTGAAATTATAAGAAAAAAAACAGATATAGGTGAATGACATGAGCGTTGATAATTTAATTGAGGTTACTCTTGCCGAAAAAGATGACTTCCTAAAAGTCCGCGAAACTCTTACTCGCATCGGCGTTGCAGCAAAGAAAGAAAACGTTCTTTATCAGTCTTGCCACATTTTACATAAGCAAGGCAAGTATTACATTGTGCACTTTAAAGAACTATTTGCACTAGACGGTAAGCCATCAAGCATTGTTGAAAATGACTTGGCTCGCCGCAATGCAATTATTAATCTATTGGAAGAATGGGGTTTAATCAAAGTTGTAAATCCAGATTCTATCAAAGAACCACGTGCACCATTGTCACAAATCAAGATTATCGCATTTAAAGATAAAAATGAATGGCAATTAATTGCTAAGTACAATATTGGTAAGAAGAAAAAAGAAGTTTAATATTTTATGGCTGTACGGCTCCCATGGCTCGACTATCTTTTGATAGACATTGAGAAAGATAGTTATTTGAAAAAGTTTTATCCCTTCTTCAAAGTTGTAATAGAACAGGCTCGAAACAAAGAAATCACAGCGCAACAAGCTGCTGGACAATTACAAGCAATAGTTCCTTCTATTCTGAGCGGCACTGATAAAGAACTCTATAGAATTACAAATCTACTGGAAGCCGTTGTTTCATATACTAAAAAAATAGATTGACCTTTACAAAAGTTTAATATATAATATTCGTAAGTGCTCAAAAGAGGCTTACGTTTTATTAACTTGCTTAAAAAGGAGTCAATTATGACACATTTAAATTTACACCCAGATGTCGCTAAGATTTGGAACTCATTCGATGTAAATCGTTTAGCTCCATCAACTGTTGGTTTCGATCGCGTGTTCGAAGTTCTCGACCACGTAGCTGATGCAGTGGGCAACCACACCAACACCTTCCCACCAGTAAACGTAGTTCGTGTTGAAGATTTCAAATACAACATCGAATTAGCAGTCGCTGGTTATAAAATGGAAGAAATCGAAATCACAGCAGCAAAGAACTCTCTAAAGATTGAGGGTAAGAAAGCAGAGAAAGATGAACGCACATATCTTGTAAAAGGTATTGCTGGTCGTTCATTCACTCGCAGCTTTGTTTTAGCTGACACTGTGGTTGTTCGCGACGCAGTTCTAGCAGATGGCATTCTTTCTATCTCATTAGAAAATGTCATTCCTGAAGAACAAAAACCACACAAAGTGGAAATCACTGTACCGAAGGCTTCTAAGAAGTAATTTGTGAAAGAAAAGTTTATATTATTTTACTTTGATGTAGCAAAGAGAGTTGCAGAACTCTCTCATGCCAAGAGGCTAAAAGTAGGTGCGGTGATTGTTAAGGATCACCGCATCCTTTCCTACGGATATAACGGCACACCTTCTGGATTCGATAATTGTTGTGAATTTGAAGTAACTGAATTTCAAACCGAATACGGTATTGGATCTAAATTAGTTAAAACTGGCGAGCTTAAAACTAAGCCAGAAGTAATCCATGCTGAAATGAACGCCATTGCTAAAATTGCATATCATGGCGATTCATGTAAAGATGCAACAATGTTTCTAACTCATGCTCCCTGTATAGAATGTGCGAAAATAATTCTACAGAGTGGCATTTGTAATGTTTATTATTTGGAAGACTACAGATCAACAGCAGGTGTTGATTTATTAAAGTCTCGCGCTATTACTGTGACAAAATATGAAAAAGATTCTCTTCTACGCGCACCAACTTAATTATCGCGGAACCACTAATTCTTTAGTGGATTATGCTGAATTCAATCAATCAGTGCTTGGTAATGAAAGCACGATTGTATACAACGCATCTTTCAATGATGAGGGATTAGATATTCTTTCTAATGATGATGTTGTTGAAAGTATCAAAAAAAGATTTAATGTTATTGCTTATGAAGCTGGTCCAGAAAAGAACTTTGACAAGTTAAATGATATTGCTTCTAAGTATGATTTGTTTTATTTTCAAAAAGCAGGGTTAAGAGAAAACCCTGAGATCACATCAACTAAAACAGCCAATCATGCAGTGTTTCAATACTGCGATCCACATGGCGATCGATATGCTTATATCTCTGAGTGGCTGTCAATAAACAATAAGCAGACACACAATATAGATGTTCCTTTTGTTCCATATGTTGTTGATCTGCCTCCACCAAATAAAGATTTGAGAAAAGAGTTAGGGATTCCAAAAGATAAGTTTGTTTATGGTCGACACGGTGGACAATATACCTTTGATAAAGGGTTTACTTGGTCTGCCATAAAATACATTGCTGAGAATAGAGACGACATAGTATTTCTGTTAGCAAATACTATGAAAGTTGTTGAGCATCCAAATGTAATTTACTTAGAACCATTTTTTGGTAATCAAGAGAAATCTAATTTTGTAAATGCTTGTGATGCCATGATTCATGGACGCAATCTAGGTGAGTCGTTTGGTGGAGCTATTTGCGAGTTTTTATTTTTTAATAAGCCAGTGATGGCGTGGGAAGGTGGATTTGATCGCAACCATGTGTTGCTTCTGAATTCATCTGGATTATTGTATACGCAGGATACTGTTTTGAGTAATATGTTACATCTTAAAGAGTACGTTGAAGGCAAAGATTTTAAACATATTGTCGAGCCATTTACACCTAAGAATGTTATGGATAAATTTAACGAAGTGTTCATCAAATGAAAAAAGTATTATTTTACAGCCATCAACTTAATCTTAGAGGCACGACAAATGCTATCGTGGATTATGCAGAATACAATCAAACTATTCTCGGTAATGAAAGCACAATCATTTTTAATTCTGGATTAAGAGATCCAGGAAAGTTAGATATTCTGTCTGATCAAAATGTCATAAACAAACTCTCAAAAAGATTTAATGTTATTGGTTATGATGCTGGTCCAGATGATAACTTTGGACCAATGGAAAGCATCGCTGCACAATATGATCTGTTTTACTTTTTGAAAGCTGGCAAAAAAGAAAAGCCAGAAATAAAAAGCACAAAGACAGCAAACCATGTAGTGTTTCAAGCATATGAGCCGCATGGTGATGTTTACGCTTATGTTTCAGAGTGGTTAAGCAATCATTGCTCTGATGGATTATTACAATATGTTCCGCATATTGTTAGTCTGCCGCCACCAAATCTGGATGTAAGAAAGAAACTTGGAATACCAAGAACTAAGTTTGTATTTGGTCGTCATGGTGGAATGACAACTTTTGATCTTCCATTCGTACACAAAACAATTGAGAATATTGTAACTACCAGAGATGACGTTGTATTTCTAATGGTGAATACGAAGAAGTTTTTAGACCACCCAAGTATTATTTACTTGCCATCGTTTTTCGGCGCACAAGAAACTTCTAACTTTGTTAATGCTTGCGATGCGATGATTCATGGTAGAAGTCATGGTGAATCTTTCGGGTTAGCAATTTGTGATTTTTTATATCACAATAAACCTGTTTTAGCATGGGAAGGTGGAATAGATAAAAACCATGTAATATTGTTGGGTAAACATGGATTACTTTACAATGAACAGAATTTACATGCAAAAATGATTCATGTTAGACATATATTGAATAGAAACTTTAAACAAATAGTTGAACCTTTTAGTCCTGAAAATGTTATGAAGAAATTTGATGAGGTGTTTATAAAATGAAAGTATATATTGGTCCGCACAAAAAATGGATTGGTCCATATCAAATCGCTTATGCGCTTTGCTTTTGGGTAAAGAAAGTACCAGACGAATATGGATTTTTACGATATCCAGATTGGGTACATGATTTTGGTACTTGGTTATCCGAAGATAAAAATGGCAATGATTCTTTGTTGGCTAAATTTTGCCTGTGGGTAGACAAGAAGCGCCAGCGCAAAATCAAAATCCGTATTGACAAATATGATACATGGAATATGAATGACACTCTTGCAATGCTCACTCTTCCAATGCTAAAGCAACTAAAAGCAACTAAACACGGTTCACCTTATGTTGACCTTGAAGATGTTCCTGAAAATCTGCGCACTCTAGACGATCAAGATAAAGATCCATCTCAAAAATCTTTCGACTTCTATGAAGAAGGCGAGAAAGAAGCGTGGGACATGATGCACGAACGTTGGGATTGGGTCTTAGACGAGATGATTTGGACGTTTGAACAGCTTAATGACGATGATAATGATGCGCAATTTCATTCTGGCAAATCTGAAATGCTTTGGCAAGCATTGGATAAAGATGGAAATCACATCGGTGTGCCGGAAGATATGAAATCTAGAACTAAGCACGAAGGAGTGGTCACTTACGAAATGGTAAAGGGACCAAATGATACCAGTGTGTTTGATAAAAAAGGTCATGAAAAGCATCATAAGCGTATTCAAAATGGTTTAATATTGTTTGGTAAATATTATCGAGGACTGTGGGACTAATTCCTCCAAGGCGATTATAGGAGCTTATACGGCATTTGTAAGTTATTGATTCTATTACAATTATTATACTTTACTTTTATGCTCCAATTTAGTATAATAGTTGTATAAGATAGTGATGGAGGATACTGTGAGTACATATCGCAAAAGTGTTTTGACTCCTCGCGCTCGCGAGATTTTTGACCCAACCAATAAAGATCATTTGATTGACTATGCTCAATTTTTAAAACATAGCAGTTGGATAAATGGTTGTAATTATTTGTTGGAAGATCCATTTGAAGATATTCCTTCAATGATCAATGCTAAAGTTGTAGAACATTTTCTAGCAAAGTACATGGTGTAATTTTATGATGGTCTATACTCGTACAAGTTTCAAACCAAAAAAGAAACGTAAGCCGAAAGGCGTTCTCGCTAAGAAACTAAACGTCTCTCGTTTAGAGAAATACAACACTCTTAAAGTTCCAAACTATGCTAGTGCTTCGTTGCGTGTTGGCGCAGACACTGCTTCTTCTTTACCGTCTTTGGTTTCAACGACACAATTCATTCCTAACAGGACAGGTATGATGGATCCAGTCAAATTGGCTAAGGAAAGTCCTGAAGTCCGCGATGCTATTATCGCAAAGTCTAAGCGTCTTGCTCCTGCTTATTCGAAAGGTGCTGTTCAGTACATTACTGATGACGCTGATATTCAAACACTAGGAAGGAAAATAAAATGAATGAAAAACACCCAGATCAAGTTATCGAAGAGTTATATGATAAAATCTATCAATTCGCTGGAAATAATTTTGCTGAATATGATCCATTAGCTATTGCCGCAGTAATGATGGCTACTTCTTTGAGAATCTACAAAACAGGATTGTCTGATGCCGATTTTGATTTAATGGTTCAACATGTTTATGACAGTAAAGATAAAGTTCTTCCGTTTGATGCTCCAAAGTTGCAATGAAAATTAATGTGATGTCTGACCTGCACTTAGAGTTCGCCTCCATGGTACTTCCTGGAGGCGACGTGCTTTTGCTTGCAGGTGACATTTGTGTAGCTGCTTATCTGACTAACAGTAGAACTGATGCCAGAGCACGCGAACATCAAAAAATTTGCGATAAATTCTTTTATCAAGAATGCAAAAAGTATAGCAAAGTCTATTACATTGCAGGAAACCATGAACACTATCATGGTGTTTTTGATCACACTGTAGAAAAATTAAAACAATTTCTTGCAGGAAGTAATGTAACTGTTCTTGATAATGAAATGGTAGATCTGGGTGACTGGAATCTTTTCGGGGCAACTCTCTGGACAGATTACAACAAAGATAATTTTTTTGCGAAATTGACTGCTGGTAAAGCAATGAATGATCACCACATTATTCACAAAGTGCATAAGAATGGTGTAATTGCTAAATTTAGTCCAGAAGATGCTTACGAAGAGCATAAAAAAACAATTGCTATTTTGGATGAAACCCTATATAATTGGGAGGTCGTTGATAAACCAACCATCGTGATGGGGCATCATGGACCAACATATAAAAGCATCCACCTCAAATATGGTGTTGATGATTTGAATTATGCTTATTCTAGTGATTTAAGCGAAGTTATTTTCAGACACACCAATATCAAATATTGGTTCCACGGTCACACTCATGATAGTTTCGACTATATGGTTGGCGACTGTCGTGTAATTGCTAATCCTAGAGGTTATGCTCGCAAATATACTTCGGATCGCGCAGGTGAGCCAGAGAATAAAAGTTTTAACGTAGATTTTGAATTGGAGATTTAAAATGCTTTCTAAAGAATTTAGACAAGATAAATTTACTTTCACTCATACTGATTTTGATGACAAGGAGTACACCATGGTTCTACATGGTGAAAAAACTGTAAATCAACTTTTAGAACATTTTTTAATGTTCATGAAAGGATGCGGCTATCAATTTAAATTAAATGATCGCCTTGAACTTGTAAAGGATGAGGATGAGGGTGTGTCTTCAAAAGACACTGATCATTTTAAACCTTTAGATGATGTAATTGAAACTGCTTCTGAAAAAGAACAAAGAGAAATGCAAGAAATCTTAGAAAGATGGAAACAAAAAGAGTTAGAGAAAACTAATTATGTTTCTACAACTGCTTTTGATGATCAGTTTAGATCTGACCCAACTGTAGATGCTGAAGATCCTAATGCACCATTTACAGCTAAATCTGAAATTAGTTTAGAACAACTCAATGACACGATTCTTCCATTTTTAGAAAGTTTAAAATTGGATCCTGAGAAGTCAATGATTCATTGGCCAAATCGTGCTGAAGTTGTTGATGAACAAATTCAAAAGATCAAAGAAATTATTGGAGATAACAATGCCAGCTAAAGTAGGAACTAAAGGATTCGGTAAGGGCAGAGCCAAATTAGGCTCAAAGAAAAGAGCAGCTCGTCGCAACAAGCAGAAATCATGAAACCATTAGTGACTGTAATTACTGCCACAACTGGCAACCCTCTACTAAATAAATGTATTGAGTCTGTAAGAAATCAGACTTGGGGTAATGTTCAACATCTCGTAACGATAGATGGTCCAGAACGCAGCGCCAAAGCATATGAGATTATTGGTGGTTTGCCAGAATACAAAAAGGAAGGTTACAGATTAGATGTTATTGATCTCCCTTATTCAATCGGAAAAGATAGGTGGAATGGTCATCGCATTTATGGCAGTGGTACTTTTGTTGCTGACGGCGATTTTCTTATTTTCCTTGATGATGATAACGCTCTTGAGCCTACTCATATACAAGATTGTTACGATGTTATACAAAAAGGTAACGACTGGACATTTTCGTTCAGAAAAATCGTAGACAACCAACATAACTTTCTTTGCGAAGATAACTGCGAAAGTCTAGGTAAGTGGCCAAGTATTTTACATCCACAAGATTATTTTGTAGATGTTAACTGCTATTTCCTCCCACGACTATTAGCAGTTTCCATGGTTCCTGTTTGGTATTGTAAATTCAGAGAACCTGGACAGCCAGAGATTGATCGTAAGATGATGCACTTCCTAAGACAAGTTGCTCCAAAATACGATACTACATATAAGTATACGGTAAATTATACTGTTGGAAATTCAGGATTGTCAGTTCAGCGTGAGTTCTTTGATAGAGGTAATGCTGAAATGTTGAAACGTAATAATGGAGTTCTCCCTTGGAAAAAATAAATGCATGTATTGTCTCTTTCTTCATGGGTAATGTAAACCCAAAGACTGCAGAACTACAAAGAAAAGTTGTTGAGAAGTTTAATGTGAGCAGATATCCTCACTACTCAATTCAAACAAACATAATGCCTGGACCAATGATGGATTATGTTTGGTGTATGAATGGTCAGAATACTGGAACATTTAAAGATCCTATTGAAAAGAAACTTGATCATGATGTCATTTTCTTTTTAGATATTGATGCGATTCCAACTAACGTGTTAGCTATTGATTTAATTATTGATGCTGCTGCTGAAGGAATTTTAGTTGGTAATGCTCAACGTTCAGGTCATATTGAAAACAATCAACACGTATTCGCTGCACCTTCTTGTGTGGCAATGAGTAAAGATGTATTTGAGAAGATTGGTAAGCCATCAGCTATTCCTAATGCTCGTGGTGACGTTTGTGAAGAGTGGACATTCATGGCAGAAGAGGAAGGAGTTCCTGTTCAAACATTTATGCCTTTGAAATTTGATGCTCCACCTATTCGCATGGACTGGGAAACCAATCAAGAACCATTCTGGCGTTTAGCCGATGGGATGCCGCATTATGGTTTAGGTACTACTTTCACAAGTGGAATCTATCATAACTTCCAGATTTTCCATCCTGGACAGCAAGAACGTTTTTGGGCTAAGTGTGAATCATATCTATAATTGAGGTATATTTTATGGCAGCAAGATCAGATTTTGATAGTGCAACTCTTCCACGTTATTTAAAAAGAATGATGGGGTTGAAAGATTTTAAAGACAGTCATGAGCGTGGTGCATGGAAGCGAGCATTTATTGAAGCTCATGCCATTCATAAAGCTGCAAAGAATAAGAAGCGTATGACTGATAATTCTTCTAAAGAAGAATCAACTGAATCAACATAAATAATTAATTGCGGGTTAGCTCAGAGGCAGAGCGATGGACTCATAATCCATAGGTCGTAGGTTCGAGTCCTGCACCCGCTAGAATTTGGAGAGCATAATGCCAAAAATATACGAAAGTCCTGACAAGGGCAAGACAGTTTATGAGCGCGAATTCGGTGCTCATCCATCAACTCGTAAATTGGTAAAGACAAAGAAAACTAAACAAGGTAATGATAAGAGTTCTTAAAAACATAAGAACATACCTATTATTGTCTGGTCTGTTTCTTTCGTCAGCTGCTGCTTATTATTCAATAGCAGGTCTCATAGCAATATTTCCAGGAGCCACTACACCTATATTATTAATGGGTGGCTCTCTGGAATTTGCCAAAATAGTAACCGCAACTTATCTTTACAAAAGCGGTAACTCAATAAAACTCTTCATGCGAATATACATGACCATCGCTGTGGTCATTCTGATGTTCATCACATCAATGGGAATCTTTGGATTCCTTTCAAAAGCCCATATTGAAAATAATATTAACAGATCAGCTGACGTAGACGCAGTTGTAGTCGAATTACAATCTGATATAAAAGCAGATGAGAAAATTGTAGCTGATGCTGACAAGCAATTAAATTTACTTGATAATACAGTAAAAGAAGATTATAATATCATCCTTAGTCAAAAAAGAACTCGCACTGCCTTGACAAATGAAAAGAAAGAAGCGACTAAAAGGCTAAGGGAAAACAATAAGAAGTTGGCTGAGGCTCAACTTCAAGTTGAAAAGAACGAAGTTGATATTGGTCCATTGAAATACATTGCGGAGTTGATATATGGGCAAAATGCAAAGAGTCATTTTGATGATGCAGTGCGATTGGTTATTATACTTATTGTCATTGTTTTTGATCCTCTTGCTGTCATGCTTTTAATTGCAGCAACGAAAAGAAATGTTGATGATGGTGAGAGTTTTGTTGTGACTGAAGATGATTTTTTAAACTTAGAAAAGGAAGATTTATGAGCGTTAAGATTTTTAAATTGATGACTGGTGAAGAAGTTGTTGCCGAAATTACTAATGAGACCGATAACAGCGTTTCATTAAAGAACTGCGTTGCTTTAGTTCTTCAACCATCACGTGATGGTAAACTTGGTTTTGGTTTTGTTCCATTTGGCGCAATGGTTGATGGTGACATTACTATTAGCAAGGACAAGCTATTGTTTACAGCTGAAGCTTCTGATGACTTGAAGAATAACTACAACTCAATGTTTGGTGGTATCGTAACTCCTCCAAAAACTTTGATCACAGGTTAATTCATGTTCTATACTAATGTCGCGATGATTGGCGATAATATCCTCTTCCGTGGAGTAAAAGACGGTAAGAGGGTTCGTCAAAAGATCAAATATAAACCAAAGTTGTTTGTCAGAAGTAATAAGTCTGACACAAAATGGAAGTCTCTAAAGGGCGAGCCGCTCGAGGAGATGAAGTTTGATTCTATTCGCGACGCACGTGAATTTGTAAAACAATATGATGGGGTGAGCAATTTCCCCATCTATGGTAATGTTCGTAATGAATATGCTTTCATCTCAGACGTATTCCAAGATGATATTGATTGGGATATGTCTAAGATGTCAGTTGCATATATAGACATTGAAGTTGGATCTGAAAATGGATTTCCTGAACCTGAGCG